TGTATTATTAAATCGCTTTTGTTTGGTATGCAAGCAGGACATTAGCGAGCCTATCTATTACTCTTTATAACATACAGAATAGAATGAGTAAAATTAACTTCATAATACTTGTTGTCGTAAAATCAGGTTGAGATTCCGTCTCGATTCTATTCTATAATTAATAATAATAAGCACATCGTAGATATATGATGTAAAATAAGGTAGTTGTCTGGACGAAAGAGAGTAATTCTAACTAATTAACGGATGTAACCTGTATTAGAGCAAAATTACACAGACAATGTAATCCATAAACAAGGAACTAACTTGAGTTTATAAGTCCACAACGATGATATGTCCAAGTGATATGTTTGAGTGGCTTACGTAGTAATTACATTAATCCTACACAAAATGACTTAGTAAAAGATACAATAGCGTATCTTCCGTCCTTATGCTTATTTATAAAACACAAGTATTACGCACATTAACTAGAATATTAACCATCTAAAAATTAAACAAATGATGATTAAATTAAGAGGTGTCTGTGTAGACATCAACAAACCTAGATCTCAAAAGGATCTAAACAGACTGTTAAGTGTGTGTAAGTCAGAAGTCTCGACAACTTCTGGGTCAAAGAAGGCATTTATTAACATGATTATACAGGTAATTGACAACAAACTCACGAAAGAGTATTGTACAATTAACCAAACATATAATTATGAAAAAGAAAATGTTAAATTTGCGTGATTCCTTTAAGGGATCATTATCCAAGGGTGATAGTTTATTACAAGCTATCATCAAAACCAATTCAGAAGCTGGACTAGTTCAGATTAGGTTACTAGAAATAGTAGCACCTGATCCTGAACAGTCTAGAGATCTGAAACAATTGTTCCAATCTATTACAAGAGCTGATGATGATGATAGAAAACCAAGACACGCATACATGCCAATAGGTTATGCAGAGTTAGAAGCATTCTTTGGAATTAAAGTGTCAGAAAGAGATAAATGGTTTACCAATGAAAGAGGTAAAGAAGAATTAACATTAAATATAATTAACCCAACTTTTATTAAATCATTTAATAAAGGTAAAGTATTAAGAGTCCAAGTTAGGGAGTCTATTTATCCTAAAGACGAGTGGCAAGCAGATCATGCTGATTCAGAAGCTAAAAAGAATCCATCAAATGATCAAAAAATATATCATGAAGGACAGTATATATTTGCTAATACATTTGTTGTTGCAGGTAAACCTAAACATACTTGGCTAGCAGCAGATACAGATTATAAAGAAGCAGGTACATTTAACATTAAAACTAAAATAAACAAAATAGATGATTTTAAAGATCTTTCATGGACTCCACCCTCTAATATTGTTATACCTAAAAAGGGAACATTCGATGAATTAAGAGAAAGTTTAAAATTATCTTAGAAAATGTATTATTATATCAAAAATGTTTGTATATTTGCACATCATTATAACAAAGTTTTACATACATCTGCTAAAGAATTGATTTTAAACGGTTTACATAGACTACGGCTGTTTAACGCAATAGAAGCCGGGGACAAAGAGTCTCCGGTTTTCTTTACTTCTACCTATTAAATGGAAGAAATAAGGGATATAATAGTATTTGTTATAATAATATTAGTACCTCTAAGTATTATAATAGATAAAATACGTAAATAATAATAATATGATATATTTTGTAGGACCTGACTCAGCATTGTCATGTTGTGAGAGCGCAACTATGGCTGATGTTGTTAAGTATTGTGAAGTTAAAAAATACTTAGGTGTAGATACAGAAACTGAGGGCTTAGACTTTACCTGTGATAAGATGATAATGTTTCAAATAGGTGATGAGACCAATCAGTTTGTAATAGATACACGACATGTTAGTATAGAACCATTAAGGTCAGTTCTAGAAGATACTAACATTCAAAAGATCTTTCATAATGCAAAATTTGACTACAAATTCATCAAGAAATGGTCTGATATTACTTGTCAAGGGGTATGGGATACATTTCTTGTTGAAGTAGTCTTAAATTGTGGTAAAAGAATAGGTTTTGGATTAAAAGATTTAGTTAAGAGATATTGCAATGAAGAACTAGATAAAGAAGTAAGAAGCAAATTTATTGGAACAAGTAAGCAACCATTTACAGAAGATCAGATAGTTTATGGCGCTAAAGATGTATCATACTTAAGTAGTATTAAATGGGAACAAGTACATAAATTAACTCAGAATCAATTGGGAAAAGTTGCATTACTTGAGAATGAAGCAGTACTTGCATTTGCTGATATTGAATATAATGGATTAGATTTAGATATAGATAAATGGAAATCATTAGAATCAGAGTCTACATTAAAAGCAAATGCATTAGCTATTAACTTAGATGAAATGGTAATTGAAGATGTTAAATTAAATAAATTTGTTAAAGACTATATTCAAGCAGATATGTTCACACCAATTGAAGAGTTAAGAAAAGTTGATATTAAATGGACATCTCCTAAACAAGTATTAGAAGTATTTAAAACTATTGTACCTGAATTAGATGATGTTAATGGTAAGAATATGTATAAATATAGATCACATGAGATTATAAATACTTATGTTGAATATAAAGAAGCTATGAAACTATGTACTTCTTATGGTAGCAAATTCTTAAATAATTTAGCATCAGATAATAAAATTCATACAAATTTTCACCAAATTCTAGATACAGGTAGAGTAAGTAGTAGCAAACCTAATATGCAACAGATACCGGCAGATAACAGTTTTAGAAACTGTTTCATTGCTCCTGAGGGATATAAATTTGTTAGTGCTGACTATTCAAGTCAAGAACTTAATGTAATTGCCTTTGGATCTAAAGACCCAGTGTGGTTAAAAGCTTTAGAAGAAGGACAAGACTTGCACTCTACCTGTGCGGAATTGGTTTATGGTGGTATATGGGACGCTGTAGCTGAACCTGACTGTCTTTATAATATGAATAAATGGAAATGTAAATGTGTTGAACATAAAAAACTTAGAACAAATGTCAAAACTATTAATTTCGGGCTTGCTTATGGGATGGGCCCTAATAAGCTTGCTGATACTCTTAATATCAGCCTTGATAGAGCTAAAGAACTCATCGAAAAATACTTCAAAGCATTCCCAGCGATTAAAGGATTCTTAGATAAATTAGGTAACTATGGTATTAGATATGGTTATATTAAAACATTTCCTCCTTATAACAGGAAGAGGTGGTTTACTAATTGGTATCCTAAAATATGGGATAGTAGAGCATCTAGTTTAGAACTTGGTAGTATTGAGAGAGCTAGTAAGAACACACCTATTCAAGGTGCTAGTGCAGATATGACTAAACGTGCTTTAGTATTAATGCGTGAACATATACAAACATTTGATTTACCTGTCAAAATAGTAATGACTGTGCATGATCAAATAGATACTATATGTTGTAATAGATATGTAGATAACTGGACTGTTGACATGAAAATGATAATGGAGTGGGCTGCTGATGAAATAATAACCAACAAATTATTGAAAGCTGAAGTAACAATAAGTGATTGTTGGGAAAAATAAATAATAGGGAGTTAAAATAATAACAAGTATTACGACGGGGTGGGCATAAAGGCAATTTTGCCAATAACGGTTAATACGCTTGCTCACCCCTGCGTAATCATTAAAACAAATAATATGGATCAAGAACTAGTAGACATTTCGTTGAGGAATGCAAACGTGACCAGGAATGGGCTGAACGTTGGGCTTCAAATCACATTGAATTTGATGACTATTTTAAATACAGTGGTAAAATTGAGAAAACTAAAGAAATAGTTGAACATTATATAAGTCAAGATAAACATGGCATGATGCTTAGAAAAAGACCTTATGTGCTTAAGGCTAAGGATCCTGTTGTACGACATTATTTTCAAAATCCTGATATGACATTAATTGAATTAGGTATCCACTTTGATATGTGTTTTAAAGAAGTAAGTAATAGAATAACTAAATATTTAAAAACAAGAACAGATGAAAAAGGTGATACAATTTTTGCTTAAAAGATTTAAATTCTTACATTACTGTGGTCTTCATAACGAAGACTGCAGACGTAGGATTTATACAACTAAGAAAGATTATTTATGTTTAATAACGGGCAAAGCCCATAAAAAATTTAATTTATGAGTTTAAGAGAAACATTAAAGAGAAATAAAACTGTACGAGGTAGAAGATGGATAATAAAAATGGATAGTAATAAGAGATTAAGAGAAGTCAAAATGATTTATTGTCCTGAAGAATATGTCAAATTTACTGGTGCAAAGAAAATGTATGGAGATAAAGCTCTCCTTAAAATATTAGAAAAAGAATTTAATAATAAAAAAGAATAAATTATGGAATATACAACTTTATGGCAGCCATTAATATTAATAGTTACATGTTTAATTATAGGCTTAACAATAGGTGCATTATATATGTATCGTAAATATAAAATGGATATAAGTTTGTTAGAAGCTGATGTAGAAATAGCTCATGATAGGCTTAAAGAATTACTTGGACAATACAATGTTGTACGTTCAAAAAAAGATAAAACTGTACCTACAAAGCTTGATGATTCATTTAAAGCTCAGCTTCAGATAAAAGATGATAATATCGACAGGCTTAATGCATTACAAGCTCAAAAAGAGCAAACTATTAAATCATTGGATGATTCTATGACTGCTGCAGCTGCACAAATATTAGTATTAGAAGATAGAATAGCTAAGAATAAAAAAATAGCTATTAAAAGAGAAGAAGATTTAAATGCAGCTTTAACTAAAATTGGAACTCAATTAGATACTATAGATGAATTAGAATCTGATACTAAAAGTGGAGGCGTACAATTAAGATCTAGCTCAGAAGAAATTGATAGACTTGTTACACAAAGTCGTTTAAAAGATGACGCAATAGAACGGTATAGTAAAAGAATTACAGAGTTAGAGAGTGAGTTAGAAGACGTTAAACCTAAAGAAGGTGAGACAGGATATTATAAACGAATGAAAAAAATTGAATAAGATATGAAAAAGAAAAAGTTAAATAGCAAGAATCCTAAATATAATAAGGATATATTACAAGATGAAAAAGTAATTAAAAAAAGAGAGTTTATGTGTAATGCTAAGGTAAGAACATCTAGTGGTAAAGATACAGGAGAAACTGCGACAGTAAATGGTATATGGTATGAATGAAGAAGAAATAGAAGAAATTTTAAATTACAATTACTGGCCATGTGTATTAATAGACACAGACAATGGTATGTTTATAGCTAGATTATATAAATATATTGAAAGAAATCAAAAGTGGAAATTAATAAAGACACATAGGTTTAAAACAGCATTAGAAGCTTGGAGTTATTTAAAAGAAACTTTACGTGATACATTAAAATTTATAACAGAATTATGATAACACAATTAAAACTTTTTAAAATGGATGTAAATGATTTAAAAGATCAGCAACAAAGAAAAGCCCTTAATAACTGGGCTGTAAATGGATTTGAAGGTAGTATAATAGCAGGAACTGGTTTTGGTAAATCTAGATGTGGTGTTATAGCAGTTGGTGAGACTATAAAACGTTTAACTAAATATAACGACCATGGAGAACGTATTGTACATGTAACTGGATTAGTTTTAGTTCCTACTACACAGCTAAAAGATCAGTTTAGAGAAGAGTTTATTAAATGGGGTTATGAAGATGTGTTAGACACAGTAGATTTTATGTGCTATCAAAGCGCTTACAAACTTATAGGTAATCACTACGACATAGTAGTATGTGATGAAATACATTTAGGTTTATCTCAAGAATATCGTAAATTCTTTGATAATAATATATGTGACCGATTACTATGTATGACTGCTACTTTACCTGAGGAATATGAGTATAAAAATTTGTTAATAGAAATGGCACCTATTATTTATGAGATTACATTAGATGAGTGTGTTGAACTTGGATTAGTGTCTCCTTATAATATTATATGTAAGCCACTAGAATTAACATATAATGAACGTACTGAATATAAAAAGATAAATAATAGATTTGTTTATTGGAAAGGGCAGTTAGGACAGTTTGATGCTTGGGAGAATGCTAGTTATATTATGAAAAATTTATCAGCATCTCCTGAAGAAAAAAGGGCTGCTACACAATTTTATAAAGCTATAAGAGAACGTAAAAAGATTATAGATTTTGCAGAAAATAAGATCGAAGCGTTTAAAGATATAGTATTAAATAATCCAGATAAAAGGATACTTGCATTTGGAGGTGCTAATGATTTTACTGATATGTTGACAGATTCAGTTATACCGTTAGCTCAATCATACCACTCAAAGAAAACTAAAAAGCAAAAAGAAGCTGCTTTAGAAAACTTTAAAGATGGTACGATTAATGTATTATGTTCAACTAAAGCTTTGAATCAAGGGTTTGATGTGCCTGACGCCAATATGGGTATTGTATGTGGTTTGACTAGTAAGTCTCTGCCTATGATACAAAGAGTTGGTAGGCTTATTAGATTTCAAGAGGATAAGACAGGTGAAATTATAATATTATATATTAAAGATAGCCAGGAAGAAAAATGGTTAAAGAATGCAGTTAAAAATTTAAATAACGTACAGTTTGAATCATGAAAATAGAAATAGATTTAGAGTTACTAGAAGAAATAGGTTTAAGACCTAATGAATACATTGTCTTACATTGTAAACATAAAGAAATTGAGATAAGTCAAGACTTAGATGAACATACTGGTTATGGTTATTTAAGAGAACAGGGCTGGTTAGACGGAAGCTGGGAGTTAACTGATAAGTGGTTAAATTTATTTGCAGCAGATTTTGATGATTTGTTTAAAGAGTTAATTGATATTTATCCTGCAATAGTAGAATCTCCGGGTAGAGGTAAGCGTGTATTACATGCTAAAGACCCGGATGCTTATACTAACATGAAAGCTAAAAATAGATATCGTAAAGTTACTGGTGAGAAAGTAGAGAAACATAAAGAGATTATAAGACTCTTAAAGATTCAGCTAGAAACAGATAAAGATAGTCTAGGCTATATGCAAAATTTAGAAACATGGTTAAATAATTATACTTGGGAAAAGTATGTAGATATTAATTTAGAAGAAAATAATGATGGAAGAATTACAAGATCCCTTTAAAGGGTTTCAGAAAATTGGTAAAGCAGTAAAACAATCATTAACGGTTGTAAAGAATGCTATGTTAGGTAACAGAGATGTTATACCTACTAAATGGCCAAGGTTAAATCGTAATTTACTAGGTGGGTTACAAAAAGGTAAATTATATGTGATAGCAGGACGGCCTGGTGTAGGTAAGTCAGCATTTAGTAATCAAATGATATTTGATGTATTAGATGCTAATCCTACAAAACCAATGGTTGTATTATATTGGACATTTGAGATGCCGGGATATCAACAGATAATGAGAAGTGCGTCTAAAGATCTTAAGAAAGGATTAGGAGAGTTATTCTCTCTAGATAGCCCTTTATCTCAAAATGATTTTGATAATTATGCTTCTAATGCTACAAGATATAATAAATATGAAATATATTTTAACAATCACCCTAGAAGTATGGAGTCTATTATAAATTCTAATGAGCGTATATTTGTAGCTTATCCAGACAAAACTATTATTAATATATTTGATCACTCAAGATTAATATCAGGTAAATCAGAGACAGAACTACAAAGATTAAATATAGTTTCTAAAGGTTGTATGTTTATGCAATCTAAAATGGGTGCTATAAATATTTTATTATCTCAGTTAAATAGAAATATAGAACAAGAGCATCGTGCTAAAAATCAATATCAGCCATTATTAACAGATTTATTTGGTGGTGATAGTATTGGTCAGGATGCACATGTTGTTATGATACTTAATAGGCCGCATGATTTATATGGAATTACAGGAACTTATTGTGATGAAGATCCTGTACAATTATTAGCATGTCATATAGAAAAGAATAGAGATGGAATGTTAGGTATGATACCATATCAAGCAGAATTATCAACATTTACTATTAATGAAAGAAAAAAATCATGAAAGAAATAGATAGTATGCTTAAACAATGGATATACAATAGTATAATCAGAGAACAATTAAGAAAATTAATAATTAAAGAGATAAATAAAAATGAGCAAAAAGAAAGCAATTGAAATTTGTAATAATTTAGTACAAACTATTAACAAAATGCAGCACAAATCAATTATTAGAAAGTCTGATAATTCAATTTTTCACATTCCTTCTGTATCTAAAGACTTTTTAATAAAGAAAAAAGATATGTTGGTACAAAAATACAATCTTAATATTAAAAAATATGCAATTACCAACAACGAAGATCAAGGCGAGTCGTAAATCGCCTAAAAACATGATAATATATGGCCCACCTAAAATAGGTAAGACTACAATATTATCAGAATTAGACAATTGTTTAATTATTGATTTAGAAGACGGTTCAGATATGGTTGACGCTTTAAAAGTTAAAGTAAATAACTTAGAAGAACTAACTGAAGTCGGAAAAGAAATAATGAAAAACAAAAGACCATATAAATATATAGCTATTGACACTATCTCTAAATTAGAAGAGTGGTGTGAAGCAGAAGCTAAAGAACTTTATATGAAAACTCCTATGGGTAAAAACTTTAATCAGAAATACCCAGGAATGTCAGTATTATCGCTACCAAATGGTGGAGGTTATTTATATTTAAGAATAGCTTTTAAGAAATGGATAGATAAATTAGTTAAACTGGCTCCACATGTAATTTTAGTAGGACATTTAAAAGATAAAATGTTAGACAAAAAAGGTCAAGAAGTAGTTGTAAAAGATCTTGATTTAACTGGAAAACTTAAGCAAATAACATGTGCAGGATCGGATGCAATTGGTTATATTAGCCGTGAAAATGGTGAGACTATAATTTCATTTGATTCTCTTCAAGATGTAACGGGCGGCACTAGATGTCCGCATTTAATAGGGAAGACCATGCCCTTAGACTGGTCAAAAATATTTGTTGATTAAAAATTAAAAAATGATTGAAATGAGAAAAAATGTAACACCAGGAGAAACTCCTGCAGAAATTACTGTTTCTATGATCGACCAAGATCTTAAAAATGGTATAAGTAAGTCAGAAATGACTGTTAAATATGGTATTAAACCATGGGAAGTAGATGAGATGTTTAAACACCCATTTCTTAAAGGTAGAAGACCTAGTAAAAAGAAACCTTTATCTTTTACTTTTGTAGATGATACTATAGCTGAACCAGATGAAGAAATCACAGAAAGAGTAAATGAAGTAGGAGGAATAGAAGTAGATCCTAATCAAATAACTTTGGAGGATGCTATAGATGAAACTCCTAAATGGACAGCTGAAGACTCAGAAACTGGAAAACCAATAGAGTTAGATCAAGATGCTCAAGATACACTTAATCATGCTTTAGATAATATGGTTAATGAAGATGGAGAAACATTAAGAGAGACTTTTGACAAAGAGATTGAAGAGGAAATAGAGGAAGAAGACCTCGAGATAGAAGTAGAAAATGATACATTCGATTTATAAATTAATAACAATTAAAAAAAAGAAAAAATGATAGAAATTAACGACAGTTCAAAAGAAGTTTTAGGTACAATCAAATTATGGGCAGGTTTAACTAATATGGAAGTTAAAGCTGTTAATCCTAATATGGCAGAATTAAATGCTATGGGTATTAATATTAAAACAGAGCCAAATTATAACTTGGAAATGAATGGTAGAGATATCTTTAAAGTTGTATTTTGGGTATCTAATCCTGATCTTACAACTAAAGTAGAGTTCTTATTAGAAAATACTCCTAAAATGAATAAAGACGGTAATAAAACTCAATGGGTAAATGATTACGGTCAATTTATGTATGCTGAGAGTACAGAAGCAATACAGAATAATCCTAAAATGGAATGGTATAAGCATGATGGTATTAGACCAGCTTTTCCTAATGAAGAAAAATTAATTGGTTTTATTAGAGCTTGGGCTAATGTTGCAAGTGGAGGTAAAGTTAGTTTAGACACTATGGATAAAATCGCTTCAGGTACAGATCTTTCAGAACTTAAACAATTAGTTACTCAGTTATCTAATAATAGAGTTAGAGTATTAGTTGGTGTTAAAGATGGTAAATATCAAAATGTATACACTAGTTACTTTGGTAGAACTCAAAAGTCAGGAGATTCTTATTTTGTTAAAGCTCTTAATGGAGAATATTCAGGATTTAATGCTGAAATTCCAGGAGACTTACAATGGGGACAATTTACACCTCAATTATCAGTAACACAGCCTGACGAAGAAAAGGCACCAGCTGAAACAGACGACTGGGTGTAATGGTTATCGAAAGTAGAGATAGTGAAGCTTACTTACATACAGATGTAATACTAAAGAAA